CTTCGTAATTAAAAGCTAAATATATAATTCCTGCAACCAATACGCTTAATCCTAATGTTGCAACCGCCCAACTTTGAGCAATAGTTAAACCTGTAATTCTCGATATATTAGCTACTACTGTACTTGCAACTCCATAAGCCTGTAAAGCATAAGTTTTAGCACTTATTACAAATCCACTTTCCTTATCTAAAGTATTTTGTATTTGTTGCAATCCTTGAAGTACTGCCATTGCACCATTAACTTTTAATAATGCTTGTTGTACCTTTTCATTTTCTCCACCAAATAAAGCAGATGCCCCTCGTAATGATGCAAATATCCCAACACCCAAAGATAAGCCTTGCATTGCAGTATCTAATGCTCTGGTATCACTACCTAATATTTTTGTTTGTACAGATAAATCACTTGCTTTGTCTTTCATATCAGCAAGTCTTTGTTTTGCTATAACTAGCTCATCACCTTTTAACTTACCACTATTAATTAATTCGGTAAGCTGTCGCATTTCTTGTTTGAATGACATGGTTTTTTTAGTCATGTCTTCAGTACGATTACTTAACTCCTTAACACTATTAACTCCTTTATTAATTGCATGTTCTAAGATTTCAAAAGCCTGTGCATTACTTATTGCACCCTTTTCAACTGCTTCTGCCACCTCACCTGCTACTTTCATAAACTCCTTATCTTTCATTAAGACGTTTTGAAGCTCATTTGCTAATTCTTTTACCTCCTTTGTACTTGATGCAATAGATATATCATTAAATTGTTTTTTAGCCTGTGCTAAGTTTTTTAAACCATCCGCTCCACCTTTAACATTCTTATCAAATTCAGATAGTTCTTTTTGTGTTGTGTTAAGTGATACGTTAAGGTCATCAGTAGCCTTGCTAGTGGTCTGCATAACCTTATCAAGATTCTTTGCACTTGATACTGCTTCCGATGTATCAAATAAAACTTTTAATACTACATTCTCATTTGCCATACTTTTAAATATAGTAAATTATTTGATTTATGCAAATTTTAAAGTCTATTAATTAAAATCTAACTTATCTTTAAAATTATTGATTAAAAGATACTTCAAGCAATCCATTAAGTGTGATAATTCAGAGCCTGTGCCTGTAGTTTTCTTTAATAACTTGCCATCACTACCAACCTCGCAATAAGTCAAGTCATTTATCATAAGTTTACAATTCGGATTGATATAACACAAATCAGTATGGAACGCCCTGCTAATTAACTCCCTGCTATTCAAATTAGAATGATTGACACTAGGTATTACAAATTGATAGCCAGATAGCTTTAATTTGTCTGCAATTACTTGATAATAAGTTATTCCACCCTTACTAATTGCTTGTCTATTTTTGCCTGTGGCATCACCTGTTACCATTATATTATTAGATTTTGGCAATTTCATTCTTATATGGTCGCATAGTTCGTAAATATCACTATCTCTTAATACAAATTCTTCAATTACTACAATCTTATTGCCTTGTAATTGCCCTGCTATACAAGTCATAGGATTGACGTTAAAGTCAAAGCTAAGGTAAATAGTTCCATTATTATATTCACAATCTTGTACGTGTTTTTCTTTTCTGAATGTAGGGATAAATGGTTTGTCTACTTCGGCTTTACCCCATTTACCATATAAATTGACATCGAGTAAATTTTGATTATGTGAATAATTGAGCCTTAATGTTTCTTCATATTTTTCTCTATCTATAAATTCGTTATTGGCAAATGTAGAATGATTAACATAAGAATCTAAGAAATCAACTTTTATTTTACTATCATTATTTTCATCAAAGAAATAAGTCCTTAACCAGCTATTGACATCAACTGGATTAAAGCTAATTATAAATTGATGATTCTTATTTAATGGAGTTCTAAGTAGTGCATTTAATGTAGTAAAATCATCTTGACTACCTTTGTTTATCTCATCCCACCATATAATAGTAGGGTCTGAAAGTCCTTTTGTATTTTCTGCATTATCCATTCCGAGTGCTGTAAACTCTGTGCCTGTAATTAAGTTTTTAAATCCGTAATTGGTTTTATTAATACTAAAGTACTTAGTCAATCCAAGTGCTTTTAATACCTTAATTATATCTTTGAATTGATTTTTACGAATGTCACCAAATACCTTATTGACATATACTATATGATTATACTCCTGTAGAAATGATATTGATATTAGTTTAAGTATAATGTTATGTGTTTTACCACCACCTCGACCGCCCCACAATATTTGATACCTATTTTTAGAAGCTAAAAAAGATTTGAAGTGTAAACTATACCATTCTCGTTTTATCTTGAATTTTTGCATTATTCCTCAATGAATAAATCATCTGCACCTTTTAATATTGTGATATCTTGTTTTGTAGAAGCATTCCACCCGAATACATCAATTAGTAGTTTTATTGCTTGTAAGTCGCCTTTATTTGCCTTATCCATTAATACATAAGCGATATTGCTTTCTAGTGTTAATTCAGTACCTCCAACATTACTTTTGACCACTTCTCCAAAGTGATTTAAAGCATCTTTAAACCTAGTTATTCTTTTAGGAACTCTTTTAGCTTCATTTGGTGGTTGATTTGTGCTACTGAATAACTTACCCCCCTTACCTTTTAAATTCTCTCCTTTTGGCATTTTATATCGTTTTTACATGGTTTTTATGATACAATATATTTAAACTTATAAGTTTCATAATTTTCACATATTATTCTTTTAGCTTCAATTTTTGTAATATCAATTCCATTTATCATTATAGGATTTACTGCGAATTTTCTAATTACATTAAGAACCATATTAACACGTTCTGTTATTCCTAAAATATTAACTGAATGTATATTCCCTACTTTAGGAAAATTTTTAAACATATTAATTAACTTATAAATTGGATATTCACTAACTCCTTTATTATAAATAACATTGCATAATTTAAAATTCAAACTATTGCATCTAATTATTAATTCCTTTTCAATTTTATATGCTTGTAATTCATTATTGGTAGTATAAAGAATTGAATAAGTTATTATATTTTCATTTTGAGCTAATTCATTATTTATGCTATTATTTGAACTTTTATAAAAATGTGTTAATACTCTATTTTTTTTTCCTTTACCTATATACCATATTTTATTATTTTTAAATATGCCATAAATATAATAACCTCTTTGTGGTATAGATTTATCAAAATTTGCATTAGATTTTTGTATTTTTGAAATTATTATATCTATATCATTTTGATAGCTTTTTATAGCATCATTTGTGAGTATATACTCATCTGCAAATATTTGATGTTTGTTATTAGTTATCATTTTTATTTATTTTATATTCAAAATGATACGTTTTAACACCATATTCACGAAAGCCTGCCTTTCTATCCATAGAACCCCCTGTTTTCATTTTACCCATTAATGTTTTTGCTCCAAGAAAAATCCATTCTTTTTGTTTAATCATTGCATTATAAACTGGTAAACTGCTAAATTTTGCCATTATTTTATAATCGAATTCATTACTAATTAATTCACTTGTTTTATTTATTAAAATAATTCCCATTCCTAACCCAGCATAATCAGGATGTACGACTGTTCTATTTGAGTGAAATATTTCTTTTCTACCTTTTACATTTGGAACATAATTTGCAAAACATTGAAATCCTATTTGATTTTCACCTAAAAACAAACCGTATGTATGTATTTTACCTCCTGGCAATTTTTCGCTTAAATAATGATACTTGCTAAAATATTTCCATGTACTTCTGTCAACTTTTCTAATTGTAAATTCGAGTTGTTCACGTTTTGTAAAAAAAAAATCTTGCGACTTTGGCAATTCAAAACTTTGTTTATTACAATCAATAAGCCAATCAGGCTTAACCCATTCTAAAATATCATAATGACAACTTAATAATATGATTTGTTTGTTTTGTTTTTTAGCGAACTTTTGAATGCAGTGGCTCATCGCTTTTGCAACTGTTCTATCTACTACGCTTGTCCATTCGTCTATACATATAATTCCATTATTTTGGCACATTAATAAAACTGCTTCCGCTCTTGCTTTTTGTCCATTGGATAGTGTTTTTATTGGTCTAATCCAACAAGGCACAGAATTTAAACCAATGCCTGTAAGCAAAGAAGCACATTCTTTGTAATCTAGCTCTTCTGGCATTTGGTCTAAAATACTTTTGTCTTCATCCAGTACAGTTTTAAATATTTCATTACCAAATAGATGTTTTGCTAAGGTTGTTTTACCGCTTCCACTTGCTCCATAGACTAACCCAATATTCCAATCATTCGGAATATTGATATTTTCTATTTTTAAGTTATGAGTAGATTTTTTATTTACATCAATATCTAAAGAATTAGCAGCCATTTTACAACGGAAACTATTCGATACTTCGCTTTTTAAGGTAAAATCAATTTGCTTAGGTATTATGATATTATCTTGCATTCGTAGCCTTTATTTTGTAAATCATTAAATAATTTTTCTGCTTCCTTTTCATTTTCCATTTTTACGTTTAAGTAAATATCATTATCAAAACCGCTTTCATTTTCTTTTGCTGAATTTGGCATTTCATCACTATTTACATCAACAAAAACCTCACTAACTTCAAACTCAAACTCGTCTGCAAGTACTTCTACTAATTCAACATCAATATTTTGATTTTTTTGTGCTACTGTGTTTGCAAGTATCGAAGCCTTATGAAATTCTTTTGTACCGCTTTCAATATCTGTTCTTTTTATTACAACTGGAGTAGTACCATCAGTTTCTACTATTATAGCATCATTTGTGAATTTTTGCCCTATTTTTTCGTGCCTTGCATTTCCGCTTATAATTACATTATCATTACTAATTGTAACGCTTTCAATTATTCCTACTTGTTCTAGTGAATTATCTAATGTGTGCATACCATACTCGGTGTGCTTGTTTGTATTCCTGCTATCAGGTTTTATATCTTTTAGTTTTATTTTTGCCATAATCAAATATAGTACTTTTTAGTCTATTATTCTGTATAATCCGTTTTTGATGTCACTAATCAATATAGAATCATTATCAAAATAAACTTCATCACCTACTTTAAATTTTGTTGTTTGCATTTTGTTTGTTTTTAGTTTGTTTGTTTATATTACGTTAAATAATTGATAAAATATTCTATGTATTCGATTGCCTTTTTTAATATCAAATGATTTTATATTTATTGTTCCATCAGTTTCATTGTGTGATATAATTTCAAGTCCTTTAAACTTTTCTTTTATAAAATCATCAGCACTATCTATTGAATAACATATAGCTATAGGTTCATTGTAATATTCATATTCTAAATCATCAATATCTAATAATGATTCTTTAATTAATACTACTTCAATATTTCTTTTAAAATGGCAATCCATCCTCTATTTCACTTTTAGTTGGTTCAGCTGGTGCTTTGGCAGTTCAGTTGCTACCATTACTTTTCGGCTCAAATGTATTTAATACTAAGCTCAAAGCATTTTCATCTTTCTTTTGCTTCAATATATCAAAATTTACATATCCGCTACTATTTGCATTTTCTTTTAAAAATTTAATAGCATCCTCAACTTTTATATTTAGAGTGCCTAATACATAATCTGGTGCGCCTTGTCTTGGAAGCTTACCATAAAATCCTTTGCCATATACTTTTTCGTTTGCCATTGTTTTAATTGTTTAATCGTTCTTTTAATTTAATATTGTCTATTTTTATTATGTTTAGTAGATGGTCTGGTAGGTTTGAATTGATAATGCAACTTGTATTATGTGATTCGTTTTCATATTTTCCACTCCTGCAACCTATTAACTCTAATTTTATGTCATCTATTGTCATGCCTTTAATTGTCAATAAACTACCATCTATTACAAGTGAAGCACCTATTTCGTTATTCTCAAACACTAGATTTTTACCTGTGTGAAAGTAATTTACAGGGCAATTTATAAACTGTCTTATTTTATTATCATAGATTGCATACACTCTACAAAATGCAGTTTTTCTAGTATTTATAATCTGTAAGACCTCTAAATGATATTGCATAATGCAAAAATAGTACTTTTTTATTAATTTACAAATTAAATTATATGAATTATTTAAACTAAATTTTATTAGCTTAATTATCAATGCTTTACACTTTATTTTGCATATTTGTAAAAATAAATTTTTATTTACATAAAAAGGTTATATATTTGCATATAATTTAAAACAAACAAAAATGAAAACAATTAAAATAGGTAGAATAGAAATTGAAGTAAAAGATGGTGATTATATAATGTTTAATGGTTCAATTTATCAATTTGTTACTGGAAATATGAGAACATTAA